TGGTAGTGATAATGTAATAATGTCAGAATCAGTTTTAAATGATTTTAAAATGTTATTAACTGAATCAAAAGAACAAGATGTAACGTTATTATTAAAAGAAGCTATACATAACTCTCGACCTGTGAACCGTTTAGTATATAAACATTTCCTAGAATATTTAGAAAGTATTTAATCCACTTGTTTGGCTTTGTAGGAAAAAGATGTTATATTTAGGTATAAATTAAAACATTATGGAAGAAGTAAAAAAGTATCAGTTAGACCCAACATTAGAAACCAAAAAGTACACATCAACAGATGGTACAGTTCGTTACATGAAAGATGGAAAACTACATAACTGGGAAGGACCAGCTGTAATTCATCCAAATGGTAAAAAAGAATATTATATTAATGGTTTCCAACATGATAAAGACAGTCACCATAAAGCAAAACGTGATGGGGTTGGATTGCCTTGGTTTAAGAGTAGTGTAGGTAAAGGATCACGATCTTAATTTTTTTTTTGATATGTATAATAAAACATACTAACATATTTAATACTATGAATAAAGAATTCCTTAAAATGCAAAAAATAGCTGGTTTAATTACTGAGAGTCAATACTTAAAGTTATTAGAAGATCAACCAGAAGAAAAAAACTATTTAGACTCAGATAGAAAATCATCTATACCAAATTTAGGAACTACTGAGATATATGCAGCAGTACCAGAAGATGAATTATATAAAATAGAAAATTTTCCATCTATGCCTAATGCTGTAGATGTATATTTTGATACCCCAGAAATGGCTGATATGCTTAAAAATAATGATTTTAAAAAGATTATAAATAAAATAGGATCTCATTATAAAAGCACTTGGAAGGATTTAAACTTAAATTTAACTCCTTTTCATTATATAAATTTTGATGGAAATTTTTCAACCCCATTAGATATAGCATATGCCCAAGTAGCAGGTGATTCAGGATTAACTTTTGTAGATACTTTAAATAGATTTAGTACTGGGTATAAAACAGAAGAAGAATGGGGAATTGAAAGTTGGAAAAAACTTTAACTTTTAAAAAAAATACTTCAAATTAGGCTTGCGCTTGCAAGCCTTTTTTATTATATTACTAATATGAAAATAGGTTTTTGTGGAACAATGAGTGTAGGCAAATCTACACTAGTACATGCTTTAAAAGAATTACCTGAATTTAAAGATTATTTCTTTGCTACTGAACGTAGTAAATACTTACGTGATTTAGGTATTCCATTAAACACTGATAGTACATTAAAAGGTCAAACAATATTCTTAGCTGAACGTTGTTCTGAACTAATGAGAGAAAATGTTATTACTGATAGAACAGTAATTGATGTTATGGCATTTGCTCAATGTGCTAAATCAATTAGTGTTGTAGATAAAGGTGCTTTTGCTAATTATGCTGCTCCATTTATTTGGGAATATGATTATGTTTTCTATGTTTCTCCTATAGGAGTTAAAATTGAAGATAACGGTGTTAGAGAAACCGATACTGATTATCGTGATAGAATTGATAGTACTATTAAACATGTTATTAAAGATAATTTATTTAACATAAAAAACTTTGGCATCATTTCAGGTACTACAGAACAAAGAATTGAACAGATTAAAGGTTACTTAGGGTTTTGATATTTATACCCAAACCAAAAATCTTACACATAATGAAAATCTCTGAATTAAAAAACCAAATAGAAGAATTTATAGTTGAAGTATTAAGCGAAGGTGAAGCAGTAGCATGGGGGCCAAGTAATAAAAATCAAGCCAAACAAAATATTGAAAAATCTAAGCTTGGAGCTGATGCAAAAAAAGAAGCAAAAAAAGAAATAGATGACAACCCATCAGGTATGATATCAAATGTTCCAACAAATGAATCAGAAGAAGCACTTATGGAAATGGCTTCATTCTATAAAGTAAAAGATAAAGCAGGTTTCAAATCAGCTTTAGCTAAATATAAAGATGCTAAAGGTGATAAATTTGATAAAGGTGCTTTAGGAAAATTATTATCAACATTAGACAAAGATGGTGAAGTGGATTTAAAAGCATTATCTAAAGAAACAGGTAAGGATATAGCCACTTATAACAACCCACAAACACGTGGTGCTTTAGAAAAAGAAGGTGGTGAATTTACTGATTATCTTGAAGCTGGAAAAGGTGAAAAAGCACCAAAAGAAAAAGCTGAAGATAAGCCAAAAGCTGAACCTAAAAAAGCAGAGAAAAAAGCAGAGCCTAAAAAAGAAAAACCTGCTCCTAAAAAAGAAGAACCTAAGAAAGCTGAAAAAGAAGAAGATGAAGACGACTCAACAGATGAAAAAGCGCCATCAGAAGCAGAATTAAAGAAAATAGATAAAGAATTTAAAACTGACAAATTTGCTAAAAAATTATCACCTGAAGAACAAGAAAAATTAGACAAATTAGAATCAGGCATTAAGAAAAAATTAGCAAACCCAACCAAAGATAATATTGCTATTGTTAAACAACTCATCAACAAACCAGAAATTAAGAAGTTGTTTAAAGACGGTGGTAAGGATCTTAAAGCATTAGTATCTGATATTATTGCTTAATATTACCCTTAATAAGGGACAGTTATGAGTCAAGACCTAAAACAAATAATACGAGATGAATATTTGAAGTGCGCCCAAGATCCGGCGCACTTCATGAAGAAATACTGCCATATTCAACATCCAACTCGTGGTAGAATCATATTCAACTTATACCCATTCCAAGAAAAAGTACTACGATTATGGAGAGATCATCCATATGATATAGTACTTAAATCCCGCCAGTTAGGTATCTCAACTTTAGTAGCCGGTTACTCATTGTGGTTAATGTTATTTCAAAAAGACAAAAATGTTCTTTGTATAGCTACTAAACAAGAAACAGCTAAAAACATGGTAACAAAAGTTAAATTCATGTTTGAAAACTTACCTTCTTGGTTAAAAGTACCCGCTGAAGAAAACAATAAATTAACATTACGACTAAGTAATGGTTCTCAAGTTAAAGCAGTTTCAGCAGCTGGTGATGCAGGTCGATCAGAAGCAGTATCACTTCTAATTATAGATGAGGCAGCGTTTATTGAAGGTATAGCTGAAATATGGGCTTCAGCTCAACAAACCTTAGCAACTGGTGGTGGAGCAATTGTATTGTCTACTCCATATGGTACTGGTAATTGGTTCCATCAAACATGGGTTAGAGCAGAAGCACAACAAAATGACTTCTTACCTATTAAACTCCCATGGTATGTTCATCCTGAACGTGATGATTATTGGAGAAAAAAACAAGATGAATTATTAGGAGATCCACGATTAGCAGCACAAGAATGTGATTGTGACTTTAATACTTCAGGTGATACTGTGTTCTATAGTGAACAACTAGACTTTATTTTCGCAACTTCTCTTAAAGATCCCTTGGAAAAACGTGGCATAGACCATAACTTATGGATATGGGAGTTGCCAGATTATACACGCAGTTACATGGTAGTTGCTGATGTAGCTCGTGGAGATGGTAAAGACTTCTCAACGTTTCATGTTATAGATACTGAACTGAATACACAAGTTGCTGAGTATAAAAGCCAAATATCACCAAAAGAATTTGGTTACTTATTAGTGAGTATTGCGACAGAATATAATGATGCGTTGTTAGTTGTTGAAAAAAAGTGAGACATTAAATGCTGAAACTTACCTAGAAAGAACAGATGATCCATCAAGAATGACACCAGGTTTTACAATGTCTATGAGAACTCGTCCGTTAGTTGTAAATAAGTTTAGAGAATATGTTGGAGACAAAAGTGTTGTTATACAATCTAAGCGTCTCCTTGAAGAAATGAAAGTGTTTATATGGAGAAACGGTCGACCTGAAGCACAATCTGGTTATAATGATGACTTGGTTATGAGTTTCGCAATCGGAATGTATGTTCGTGACACTGCTTTAAAATATAAAACACAAGGTTTAGATTTAACTCGTGCTACTTTAAGTAATATGGCTACTGTTCGTCCAAATCCACAAGGTAATTTCACTAGAAACGGTGTTCCTAACCCATACCAAATGAATATTGGTGGACAAGACGAAAATATAAGCTGGTTACTATAATATTTATTATATATAATTCAATTAAATGGCTGATACAAGTGTTTTTTCAAGATTAAGGAAATTATTCTCAACTGATGTAATAATTCGTAATGCTGGTGGTAATCAGCTCAAAGTAATGGATATAAATAGCATCCAATCAACAGGTGAATTCCAAACTAATGCATTAGTA